TTCGTTTAATTCTTTATAATTATTATCATTATTCAATAAAAAATCAGTTTTATTATTATCAAAATTAAAGCTTTGAATATTTTCAATGTTAGGATTATATTGGAAATCAGATTCATTAATATCTTTCAATGAACATTTTAAATGTAATATGATATTTGGTTCATTATTATCTTTATTTTCCAATGTAATATTTTGTTGGATAATTTTTCCACCTTTGGGTTTTCTACCTCTTTTTTTAGGTGTATTTTTTACTTCGCCAGTATTATCTGTATTTTCAGTTACAACAATAGTTTCACTTGCCTTTTTTCGACCTCTTTTTTTCGGAGGATTAGTAGTGCTCATATACTTAAATTAATAATATTTAATTTAAATAGTTTTGTTTTATTGTTTTTGTAAATAACATTTTCGACATAAAGGAATGTAAATATCCTTATTTCCAATTATTATTTGTGTTTTTTCTTGGATAATTCTATGGCTAAAAATAGCTTTATTATTGCAATTATTACATCTAGCACTTAATTTTTCAACAGAATCAGCATAAGGAATAAGATCAAGAATATTACCGAATTTTTCTCTCTTAAAATCGCCATCTAATCCAAAAATTATAACTTTTTTTTTATAAAAATCAACTAGTTCTATACTTTTTAATAAATCAGGAAAGAATTGTGCTTCGTCGATAAGAATTGTATGACAAGATTCTAAAATAAATTTTTGTTCTTTAATAAAGTTTTCTATAGAATTATATTTTAAACATTGAATTTTGTTTAAATCATGGGTGCTTAATTCATCTTTAGAATAACGGGTTTCATCACTATGTGTAAGAACAACAACATGTTTTTCATTTTCCACACAATCATTATAACATTGAATCAATTTACTTGATTTACCAGCAAACATAGGCCCAATAAATAAATGGAGATATCCCATATCCATATTTAATGAAGAAGATTCATTTCCCATTATTATATTATTAATATTCAATTTTATTTAAATAAAACTAATTATATTTAAATAATAATGAGTAGCAATTTTACACCTTGGGTAGAAAAATATAGGCCTACTTCTTTTGATGAAATTGTCTTTGATCCACTAAATAAACAAATATTAGAAAATATTATTAATAATAAGACTTTTCCTAATTTATTATTTTATGGCCCACCTGGCACTGGTAAGACAACAAGTATTATAAATTTAATTAATGCATACCAAGATTCACCAAATTGCAAAAATTTAATGATACATTTAAATGCTTCTGATGAGCGTGGAATAGATATAATAAGAAATCAAATAAATAGTTTTGTTAATTCGAAAAGTTTATTTAATGATGGAATGAAATTTGTTATATTAGATGAAGTAGATTATATGACCAAAAATGCGCAAATTGCTTTGAAATATTTATTACAATCTTATAAATCAAAAGTAAGATTTTGTTTAATTTGTAATTATATTAGTCGAATTGATGAAGCATTACAAAATGAATTTGTTAGATTAAGATTTAACCAATTACCAGAGGAAGATATTATTACTTTTTTGAGTAATATTAATGAGTGTGAAAAATTAGAATATAGTGAAGAAGCCTTACTAGCAATTCAAAAACTATTTAACTCAGATATAAGAAGTATGATTAATTATATGCAGTCAAATGAAAAAATAATATCAAATAAAAAAATTATCAAAAATGAACTCTGGATGGATTTAATTGAGAGAATTAAAAATAAAGATTACAAAACAAATGTAGAATATATAAATGGTTTAACAACAGAATATAATATCGAAAAGAAAAATATAATAAAAAATTTTTTAAATTATATTATCCGTTATAAGAAACAATATGTAAATAGTGATTTTTTGTATTTTATAGAAAATGTAATGCATATATCTGAATTGAATATAGAATTTATGTTACCTCATTGTTTAATTAAATTACACAAGTTTTTTACACAAAACTAGTGTATCTAATTTCTTCTTCATTTTCTTTTATAGATTTTCTATTTATTTCTAATATTTTTTCTTCTTTGTTATTTTTTTCCATAAAATTAGTATATACTTTACAAATTATTTCTTCCAACTTTTTATTAGGAATGAAATGCAGCGTATTTAATATTTTCTCCTCTAATCTTTCGTCAAATATTTTATGATATGTTTTATCAGTAGTATTTATGTCCACATTATACAATATTCCACTTTCATTCCTCATAGTAGTAAAATATGTTACTAATTCTTTTATTTTTGTTTGATCCACAGTAATATTAAATGAACTATAAAAGATTGTATTGGTAGGAATATCTAAACACACATATTTATTTGATAATAAATTTTTATGAAATTCCGGATTAAATAAGCAACTACTAAAAACATAAGCTAAATTTTCAATAAGGTGTTCTTTCATATGACCATTGGAAGTTAAAACAGGAAATTTCGACTCTTCTAATGATATTGACAATCTAGTAATAAGAGATTTTTTTATTTGTTCAAAAATCTCTCGTTTCATAGAAATAAACCATGTTTGTATTCCGGACCCAATTGGAATGGATTTTCTTATATGTGTTTCCATTTTATTTAAGATACCATCAGCTAACTCAATAGAATAAAATGTGTTCTTACAACACACAAAACAACATAAACTACAACAGTTTCCCATAATATATGATAATTGAATTTATTTAATACTATTTAAATATATTCAATTTTTTTAATTTTTGAAAGAAAAACTTTTACCCATGGTGTCTTTATGTGATGGACTATAATAATTATCCATTCGTTTCATTAATTTTTCCATAAAGCTATTTGGAGGTGACATTTTGGAGGGATCAATAAAATTGTGATTTAAACTTAACTCTTTACAATTTTCAAAGGATTCAGTTTTTTTAATAGGAACTGGAATTGTTTGTCTTTCATGAATGTAGGAATTCATTTATTTATTATAAATAAAGAAAATAATTGATTCTATTTAAATTAAATAAAATATATTTAAACAAAACAATATAGATACTATTAGTATGGATAACATAGACGATGATTGGGAATCCTTTTTACAAAATGATTGTGAATTAGAGATTGATATTCCAGTTGAAAATATTTCCACTGTTAATAAAAATAATTTAATTGATTCTCAAATGATAGATGTAAATAATATTCCTAAATGTTCAGATATATACATTTCAACAAAAACAAAAATTTCATATTTAAACAAAAATGATATAAATATTAAAGATATATTTTGGAAAATTCCTATTTTGAATTATAGTATTCCAAAAAATGGAGTTATTAAAAAGCAAATTAAATATTCATCTACTTCTTCTGATGAGGTTCAATATATTGAAGAACAGTTAAAAGATGTTACTTGTTATGAACAGCAAATTATAGAACATATTGAAAATCCAGAAGGTAGAATAAAATATAAAGACCAAAGAAAGATAAGTATAGGTGTTTGTAAAAAAGATTTGTTAAGTTATAGAAGTAAGAAGAAACGGGCATTCTTTAATTGTTTTGTATTGATATTAAGAATAATGCATAATGATGAATTCAAAGAAATGCATGTAAAGGTTTTCAATACAGGAAAATTGGAAATACCTGGAATTCAAACTGAAGAAATGTTGTCTAAGTTACTTAATTCTTTAATAAATGTATTAAAACCATTCTTAGGAGATGATTTAAGTTATGATTCATCAAAAACAGAAACCGTATTAATTAATTCTAATTTTAATTGTGGATATTATATTGATAGAGATAAGCTTCATGATATTTTAAAATATAAATATAGGATTAATAGTAATTTTGATGCTTGTTCTTATCCAGGAATTCAATCAAAATTTTATTATGATAAAACAGTAACAGGTGAACAGGATGGTCAACAACCCAAACATAAAGATTATTATGAAGTATCCTTTATGATTTTTAGAACGGGTAGTGTTTTAGTTGTAGGTAGATGTGATGAATTATCGTTAGAGTATATTTATAGATTTCTTAAAAATATACTAGAATCAGAATATCAGACTATTATTTCATCATCGGTAGATAATAAATCATTATTAAATAAAAATAGAAAAAAGAAAATAAGAAAAAAGGTATTATGCTTTGATTAATTTGTCAAATAATTTACAATTTTACATGTGGAGAAAGAATTTAATTTTTCCGATAAATTTTCTTTATCTATTTTTGCTTTAATAATATCAATAGATATACTTTTTTTATTTATTTTTTTGGTTATAAAATCAACAATGTGTAAATAATTATTTTTAATAAATTTTTTTTGATAATGTTTATTTAATAATTCAATTATGTTTAATAAATTTGACAACTTATTTTCAAAATCATGATCAGTTAATTTAATTTGTATTAAAGATTCAACAATTTTATAAATTTTTGTAAATATATTTTTTTGAAGATTTGGTAAAAAATATTCATCAAACTCGGAAAATTCAATATATTGATTTAATATACAATTATAAACATTTATAAACAAACTTAATTTTTTTAATTTATTTTTTGTTTCATCTGATTCTTCATATGTTTTTCTATAATCTTGGTTTACATCAAAAATAGTTTTTTTATAAATAAATAATGTAGCATCTTTAGAATTTAATTTTAAAAAACTATGATTATCGTCACCAATTTGACCAATAAATTCAATATAATATAAAATAGATTTTTGAGTATGGTAAATTGTTAAATCTAAATTTTTAGTGTATAATAATAAAAAATTATAAATATAACATGTATTTTTTATAGCTGTTATTAAAATGTATTTTAAATATAATTCTTTTTGAATAAAAATATTATCTGTAGCATTTTCAATTATTTCATGAATTAATCCTATATATTTCAAAAATAAAACACATTCATTTTGCTCTATGCTTAAATTATAATTTTCAATATTATTTAAAATATTATTTTTCATTGTATTAATTATCTATATTAAAAATGAATTAATTATACTCAAAATATATTTTTAATAACTATAAGTATTTAAAGAAATATATATAAAATCTTTATATAAATGAGTGCTTTAACTGAATCTAGTGAACAACAGTATAGAATGCCATCTGCAACCTGTTTAACTCATGCTTTTAAATTAGCTATTGTTGAAGATAAAGAAATCAAATCTGATTATTGGACTGACTCTTTAGATAAAAAGGTAATTATCGGAGTAAAAGGTAATCAAGAGAAATTACTTGTTAAAAGTGAGGACGAATATACTAGTCCTATTGCTAAAATTTACAAAGTAGAAAAAGAATATATTATTGTAACTGAAAACTCTATCTATTTAGTATCTGCTGAAATTGACTCTAGTAGAATTTCATAAATATTTTTTTATTCATTTAAAAATATATTTATAATTAATATAAATGTATCAAGCTTTACCCTCATATCTGACCATTAAAGAATCGAAAATTCATGGATTAGGTTTATTTGCTAAAGAATTTATACCAAAAAATACACTTTTAGGATTGACACATATAAAAAATGATCTATTTGAAGATAATTATATTCGCACTCCTATTGGTGGTTTTTATAATCATAGTGAAAATCCAAATAGTTATTCGTATTTAACTGATACACTATTAGAGAGATATGTTGGACAAGTAATTGGAAGTTTTGAATCATTTGAAAATAAAGACAAATATAGGTATTTAGTTTCATTAACAGATATAAAAAAAAATGAAGAAATTACTAGTAAATATAATTTGTATCAAATTAAATAATATTTTATTATTAT